GGTTGGGCAGCCCTTTTAAATTTCACACTTCGGAGAGGAGAAACGGGGAATGTCCAGAGACACTGCCCCGCGGGTGATACTACAGCATTGTGATAGCAGGTGCAACACCTTAGATCCCCGATCCTTGACGAACCTTGATGGCGGCCTCCGCATTGAAGATCTGCCGGGAGTTGTCGATCTTCAACATCTCCAAACGCTCCTTGGCGGCCAGCTGCTCACGGGTCAGCTGCGCGTCCTGCCCCAGCTTCGTGAGCGCCAGATCCCGTTCCATGGCGCTGTCGGTCATGGCGATCTCGTACTCGGCCTGCTCGCGCTGCGCGTTGTAGGCCAGGCTCTGAGACTTCAGATTCATCTCGGCCGTGTTGCGCTGCAACTCAAAATCGCGCTGCGCCTGGCGGTCCTGCAGCTCGAGCTGTTTGGCTTCCATGTTCATCTGCGCTGCCACGATCCGCGGATCCTGCGGTGCGCCCTGCTCGGCCTGTGCCTGCTGCTCCTGCGCCACCACGTCCTCCGGCTTCATGATCTCTTCAGGGTTCACGCGGAACGCCTTTAGGATCGCCTTCAGCTCCTCGCGCTCCTTCAAGTGCGGCGTGTAGCGCGGGTTGTTGGTGATGTTCGCCAGGTTCAGCAGCGCCTGGTTTTGGATGTCGCGCTCGATCAGCGCCGTGCTGCCGCGGGCATCGATTTCAAAGTCGCCCTTGATCGCAGGATCTGGATCGCTCGACATCTTCCAGTCGTAGTACCTGCCGATGTGCGGACGGGTGATCGAATCGTCGTACAGCTTCACTCGCTGGCGCAGGACGGCATTGGCATTGTTATACAACATGACCATCCCGCCGACGGTCTCCGGCGCACTGCCCTGCTCGCCGCCCATGATCTGCGGCATCGACGACTCCACGTCCGCAAACTGCATCGCGGCCTGCGCAATCGCCAGCAGCTCTTGCAGGTGGCTGTTGAACTCAAACACGCTGAACGCCTGGCGCACGTCAGCCATGTCGTCCTTGGCCAGCCAGATCTTGTTCGGCGTGATCTCCCACGAATTGTTCTGCGGGATGACCATGCCCTTCTTCATCACAATCTGGCCACCGAGCGACGTGCGGCCGTTGTCCATCACCTGCCGCCATGCTGCGTTAACTACCCGCTGCTGGCTCTCCAGCTCGTCCGGCAGGCCGTAGCCGTAGGGGCTGCTGTCGCTCTTGCGCCAGCACCACACGTCCACCGGCAGGGTTTTGTCAGCGACCCAAGAATCCATCGCACCGATGACCTTGTCGTTGACGATCACCAGCACGCCGAACGTCACGTCGGTCAACGGATCGCCCGTGCGAGATGACAGCATCTCCATCTCTTCCGGCTCAATCTCGCCGTGGTACGTCCACATCTCATAGCTGTCTTCTTTGATCGTGTCACGCAACACGCGACCCTCAGCCAGCCGCACGCGGTTCGGCTTTTCTCTCAGCACCTCGCGAATGACCTCGGTATCAAAGCCCGGCAGGCCGACGAGCTGTCGCAGTTCCTTGCGCGTCACATTGCGACGATAGAAAAATCCGCGGCCGCGCTGGTGATCATTGCCGCACGAAGGGTCGAAGAAAACATCCCACGGATCCAGGCGCATCGATGCCGGGACAATCGTCTCGTTGATCTGCAGCACCTGCGTGCCGTCCGGCTGCGGTAGCCAGACCTTGCTGGTCTGACGCGCAGGGAACGGGCCGTACATGACCATCGTGCCCAGCCGTATGCCGTCTTCAATGCCCTTGCGGCTCTCGCCGTTGTACTTGCACTCGGTCAGACTGTCGTCGATCGACCGCTCCATGGCAGTCGCGGCTTCCTTCGCAGCCTGCATCACCACCTGTGCTTCTTCGTTGGCGGTCATGCCAGTCGGCTCGCCGGTCGTCGGATCAATGGTCTCGGCGTTGTTGCCGACCATGTCTGCCAAGTCTGGCAGTGGCGTTGGTTTCAGACCCCAGTTGCGATCGTCGACGGGGAACAGGATCTCGCACATGCGCGCGACCGCCTGGTCGACCTTCGGTCGTACGATGTTGATCACCACTCGAGAGCGGTTACCGTCTTGCGCCTTGCGCGCCGGCGGTCCGTTCTTCAACGTGTTCTCGAATTCGCTCGGGTTTGCCTCGCCACGGTCACCAAAGTACAGCTGGCTGTTGCGGCGCCAACGCTTCTCCACATCCGACGTGCCGCGATGCTGGACCCACTCGTCGCGCATCTTGGTGAACATGCCGTGCAGCTTTTCAATTTCTTGACGCTGATGATGTTCGTACTGCTCTGGCGTCATCAGCTCTTCGCCGACCATAACGGCCATGTCTTCTGGGATTTCTTTGGCATTCATTTGCAATTCCTTTGATCAATAGCCTGTGACTTCGTCCAGGGCAGCCCACACCGTCTCAGCGCCAGCCGGCATCGTGTTCCACGTTTCATCTTCATCTGGCCACGGCAGCGTCAAGCTCGGCTCGTCTAATCGCGCCAAACAGTCCATGCCGTCATCGAACCGACCGACTGGGAACGTGGCGTACTCCACATCCAGCAGCTCTTGAATCAGCTCGTGCTGGTGGCCCTGCACATCCACGTAGTTGAGCGACTGCGGCATCCAAATGCGGCCGCCCTCGAACCACGGGATCAGGCGCCGGATGCGAGCGTTCTTCTCCACTGCACCGGCGACCTCAGTGATCTTGAACCGGTACTGCCGGTGCTCCATCTCGTTTCTGATGTGCGATATGTCGCCCATCATTCCGTACCGCTCGTAGCGCACCTGCATCGGCTTGTGCTTCTTGTGCAGCTCGAAAAGTTTGTCCGCGCGCTGCGTCAACGTCAGCCGGTCAATGATCCCGTCAACGATGAATGCGTTGCCGTCGGCCGCAAGCCCCACCACCCACATGACCGTGCGATCGCTGCGCTTGCGCTTGCCGGCCGACGTTTGCGGGTCGCCCGCCGGGTCGACCAGAATCACCTTGTTCATTTTCTTCGGCGCGTCGTTGTAGCGACAGATCCAGCTGCGCTTGAACTCCGCACCCTCGGCTGGCCGTGGCTCCTGCTGGTACAGCGAGATCCATGACCGCGGATCAGACTGCGCCTGGCGCACCATCTCATCCGTAAACCATTCTTTCCACAGCCGCTCGCCTGGCTCACGGCCCAGCGGGTCGTTGTCGCTTGCAACCATCGGCAGCTTGATGACCTCCCACCGCTGCGGCTCGCGCTCGAGCAGGCGGCCGGCCAGATCGTCCTCATGCCAGCGGGTCATGATCACCACGATCCGGCCACCCGGCTTCAGACGGGTCAGCAGATCGTTCGTCCACCACTCCCAAGTCTTCTCGCGCACGCGCTCGGAGTCCGCGTCCTCGCGGCTGCGCACCGGGTCGTCGACCACGATCAGGTCGCCGCGGCGGCCGGTAACGGATCCACCGACACCGACTGCCGTGTACTCACCACCGTGGTTAGTTCCCCACCGGCCGGCGGCCGTGCTGTCAGCGGCCAGCGTCACCTGCGGAAACAGCGCCTTGAACTCGACATCGTCCACGCCATTGCGCACCCGGCGGCCGAATCGCTCGGCCAGCTCGGCGGTGTGCGACGCCGCGATCACCGACAGCTGCGGGTTGCGGCCAACAAAGTATTCGGGAAAGTAGACGCTGCCGTAGGTGGACTTCGCCGATCCTGGCGGCATCATCACCAGCAGCCGATCGCATTCGCCCTTTTCGACCTTGTCCAGCGCGTTCGTCAGCAGGACGTGGTGCGGCGCCAGGCTCATGTCCTCCGGCAGGCGGTACGTGCAGTAGTGCGGGAACGACTCCCGCGCCTTGCGCCGGGAGAGCAGTTCGTTGGCGGCTTCGGCCGGCGCGATCAATCTTTGTCCTCCGGCATAACGCCCTGCTCGTCGGGTCCAGCAAACGGACTCAAGCCAGCAGCCAGGCGCTTCTGCGCATGGAATACCGCCTTGCCGACGATCGCATCGGTTGGCTCGCCGTCCTCGAGCAAGTGCCGGATCTCGGCCTTGGTCAGGCCCGGCACCAAGAGCGGGATCTCCAACTCCTTGCCGTCGATGTTCACGCCGACCGACAGCTCGGTGGAGATGTCGCCATCGGGACGCTTCAACGCGCCAAAGAATCCCATGCCTTTCGGCGTGCCGTCAGTGCGGTTGCCGAAGTTCGCCGGATCGACCGGCATCTGATCTGCGACTAGCCCTGGCATTACGCGCCCTCCTGCATGCCCTTGGCAGCGATCGCCAGCAGCTCATCGTCCGTCATGGCCAAGAGCTTGATCGGACCGCCGCCTTGCCCCGTGTGCTCGATCGTCGCCTTGTCGTTGTAGGCGGCGTTCAGCTTCGCAGCGATCTTCATGTTCGTGTCGATCGCCACCTTCAGCCCGGCTGCATCGCCCTGCGCCGCCGCCTGGCGGCCGTAGTCCAGCGACGCCTCGATCAGGTTGTGCGAGCGCAGGATGTTCGCGTTCGCGTACGTCTCGCGGGTCTCCTCCGACTCCATCAGGATCTGGCGCAGTTTCCAGCCGGCAATCTTGAACTTCAGGGTATCGGCAATCGACTGGAAGGATTCGCCCCACACGTAGCGGTCAAAGACCTCGTCGGCGACGGCCAAGACCTCGGCCTTCAGCTCGTCTGCGGCTTTACGCTTTGGCTCGACGTGCAGCGCCGGGCCGATGTTGGTGGGTCTGCCTTTCTTCATGTCACCACTTCACTTTGTTGGCCCAGTACGCCGCAGACATCTTGCCTTTGGCAATGTTGTCGGCGTGACGGGCTTTAAATGATTCGTTTCGCTTCGTGCCCTCGGGCGAACCTTTGACGCCCTGCTGGCCGAAGCGGATCAGCTTCACGTCGTCGCCGGACTTGGCCAGCACGACGTGCGATTTAGTCGGATGGCTGGGCGTGCGCTTCGGGCTGTTGTAGCCGGAGAACTCCATGCCGCGGTAAATGATGCCCATGATCAGCTCACTTTCTCGCGGTCTTGGCCGCAGCCTTGAAGTCGGATTCCGACGGCGCGCCCTTGGACCCAGGCTTGCGCATCTTCTCGCCGCTGCCTGCC